TTACTTGAACCAGCCTGCAATGGCAGCTTTGAGGCCTGCCACAGTGCGGAACTTTTGCCCGCACCAGAAGCCAGCGGCGAACACCGCCAGCACAAAGACCAGCAGGATCAGGTCAACCATCAGTCTTCGATGGCCGCGGCCACCAGCTCGGCCGTGGAGGCGAACGCATCAGCTTCGGCCACGGTCTTGACATCCACGATGTCGAACTTGGCGCCCTTCAGGTCGTCGTCCAGCGATTTCAGGTAGGCCGTTGCATCGGCATCGTCACCCACCTGGATGAACAGCACAGTGCAGTCGTTATCGTTGGCTTGACTGTTCGCCTGTTGAATGATGCGCTGGGCAGCAGCAGCCTTGTCGTCGGGCACGCCGTCGGTGAAGACGATGATCATGTCCTTCTTGTCGGACTTGCCAGCCAGCGCAAATGCCGCATCCAGGGCTTGAGCCAAGGGGGTGGTGCCGCGCGGGCCGTGAGAGGCGAACACTTCACGAGCCTTGTCAGCTGTCACGCCGTCGAAGGATTCAACCTTGCTGCCGAACAGAACCAGGCCCAGGCCGTCTTGATCGATTTGCTGAGCGTCGCGGATCATGGCCATGGCCGATTCCTGCACGGCTTGCCAACGTGTGACGCTGGAGCCGCGCTTGACGGGCTCGCCCATGGAGCCAGAAGTGTCGATAGCGATCACGAAGTCATATTCGGAGAGCTTGTTGATGATGGCTTGAGCTGCGTTCATGGAGAGAGTCTTTCTATCTGCAGGGGAGGGCCGCCCTGCTATCGGCGTAAAGAAGTCAAGCGCTCTCTGGTGAAAGAGCTTGGAGATTTGTTGGATCTGGCCGTTTCTTTCCGACCTGTCAGCCTTGCGGCCGGGCTTTGCTTGTCTTGGTATCCCGAAACACCTCAACAGGTTTCTGTTCTTGGCATCCCGTCTGCCTCACCCCGTACCGTCCCAGGGGCTGGACTCTCAGCATCGGACGTGTGCATCGCTGCATCCCCGTCCACATCTCGTTCGTTTGTTTCCCCGCATCCGCGGTGCTATCCAGGTTGTCCCTGGCCTACTAGCCTTGTGTGAGCGATCCTTTCACCCCCTTGCACTTGCGTGTCTCTTGGAAGTGCGGCCGATCTCGCCGCTTTCCCGTTTGGTAACCCGGCCGGCCCGGAAGAACGGAGCACCACGGTTTTGTGGTGTGTGACATCGAATCGCTGTCATTGAATAAATTATTAGTCGGAATCATAAAAAACACAACAGTCGGACTAATTAAATTGGGCAAATTTTTTTGTGACCTAAACAAGTTGTTGTTTACAAACGGCTTTTGGTGGACGCAACCCACGGTTGCGCAACTGTGCGTTGCGCAACGCAAAGTTGCAGTTGCAGCGCGCAAAGCACTGTGCAATACTGTATAAAAAACCAGTAACGCTAATGAACACCGATTCAAACATGCTGTTCGGAAGTCGCCTTAAGAGGGCGCGCATCGCCGCCAAGCTATCGCAAGACTTCACGGCTCACGCGCTGGGTGTGACCCGCCAGGCCGTGTCGAAATGGGAGACGGGGGCAAGTTGGCCCACGGCGCGGCAGCTTGGGGAATTGGCAACGATGTATTGCACATGCGCTCATTCGTTGCTGTTTGGCGAGCCGTTCAAGCAGGTGACGGTTCAGGATTTGATGAGGGGCCAATGCAGGCCCGTGCGATCACAACAGGAGAGAGAGAATGGACGCGAAAGAGTTGCTCGACCAGATTGAGGCGTACAAGGAAAAACACCCCCGTGTGCGATATGTGCCGGAGGTGTATGCCGCGATGGTGGCGAAGCTGGCTGACCAGCTGACTGCCGAACAGCTTGCAGATATGGTTGCCCTGGGCGCGCTGATCAAGAGTCGCTGCAGTGTCTTGGTTCCCGTCTACAAGTTCGACGAGATTCCAGACCACATCCTAGGCCGGGGCCGGGCCGTCACCTGATGCGCCTCAGTGCTCCGCGTTCTCGGTCTTTTTGCGGCTGGTCTTTGGTGCGGGGGGTAATTTTTGCTTGGGAGCTGGCACGCCAGGGTAGGGGTTAGCCGCAGACCTCGCTGGCATAACCGAGTTATGCAGCTGGTTCGTCAAGCTGATTACTTCATCCTTGGCCTGGTCGTGCAGCTCACGGAACATCAGAACCAACTGCATCTCCAGTTTTGACAGCTCTGTGATGTCCATGCCGCCGGATCGGCCAGCTTCTTGACCAGGCTGCAAAACAGCCTCACCGATTTCACTCGCAGCTGCGGCGATGGTTGCGCTGAAATCGCTGATCTGGCATCCAAGCGCTTTGCTGAATTTGGCAGCTGCAGCTGGATTCAGTGGGATCCTGCCGTTTAGGTATTGGCTGACGGCGCTTTGGCCGAAGCCCACCTGATCGCTGAATGTGTCTTGGCTGGATTGAAGCCCTTGAGCGCGCCTGTCAGCTTTCCAGCGCTGGAACAGTTGTTTCAGGCGCGCAGCGTCTGCTTTCTGCTCTGGAGTCAAAGGAAGTGCTGGCATAAGCGATCTAGGGTATTAGTGGGGCTCATTAATTCAAAACAGTCCGACTGTTGATTTAGTTATCAGTCGGACTCATAATTGAGGGATGCACAACCTCAAATCGATCCGGGAGCGCTTGGGATTGACCCAGCAAGCGCTGGCCGATGGCCTTGGATGCACCCAGGGAAACATCGGGCACTACGAAAAAGGGCAGACCGTCTCGCCAGAAGTCGCCCGCCGGCTGATTTCTCTCGCTGCCAGTCACGGCCTAGAACTCACGTTCGATCACATCTACTCAGACAAGCCACTGCCTGAGCTCTCTCAGCCATCCACCCCAGAAAAGGAGGTGGGCAATGACTGACACCACCAAGCGCATCGCGCAACTCACTCACCTGTCCAAGGCCCAGAACACGGCGCTTGCTGCTGTTCTTGACGCTCTCAAGGCGCTGCCCCCTGAAGAGGCGCAGGAGGTCTTGGATCACGCCATTGCCCATCTGGCTGGTGACGAGCTCACACCCATGTTTGCCCGCGGAATTGCTGGCCCGTTTGGAAAGCTGGACACCCCGGCCAAAACTTGGCTTGACTCCCGTACCGACGAGCTTTTCCGCCGGAAGGCTGCCGAGCGCAACCAGGACGGCTCCAGCGCTCAGCGCGACTGCATGTACGCCTGGGTGTATGGCAAGACATACACGCTGATGGTTGCTGAAAAAGCTTTGCATGACGCCAATGCTATGGACATCCGCGCACAAATGGCAGTGCCATTTGAGTGCCGCGAATTCGGAGGGCATGGCCGATGAGTCTGAATTCGACACTTTCTCCAGCGGCCGTGCCGCTGACGATGAGCAGCCGCGAGATTGCAGATTTGGTTGAGGCACGCCATAACGATGTGGTTGCCACCATCTTGCGCTTGTTCAGCAAGGGGCTTTTGCGATCAAGTCGTAAAACCCGCCGCGAGGTAACCGGCGGTCGTCCGATTGATGTCTACGACCTGATTGAGCGTGATACGCATCTGGTTGTCTCTGGCTATAGCGACGAGCACCGCGCCCGAGTTATTGACCGCTGGCAAGCGCTGGAGGCCCGGCAGAGCCCCGCACTGCCAAACTTTGCTGATCCAGTGGCCGCCGCGCGCGCCTGGGCTGACGCGAAGGAAGGCGAGCAGATCGCCGTTGCTCAGCTGGCGCAGGCCGCACCCAAGGTGCACTTCTTCGACAAGGTGGTTGAGCGAACCACACTGATGACCGCCACGCAGATCGCCCAGAAGCTGGGCATGTCTGCCATCAAGCTGAACAAGTATCTGGACGAGCTGGGCATCTATGCCATGGGCGTGAAGCGCGCTCGCGTTTTTAAGCAGTGGGTGATCGACAAGGGCTACGGCGAGCTGAAACAAACGGAGCTGGGCTATTCGCAGCCGCTGTTTACCACCGCAGGCGAGGCATGGATTGTCGAGCGCCTGACCAGCGAGGGGGTTGCGTGATGATGAAGCAGCACACCACCCCCCGCACACACAAGGCGCGGCTGGCGCAGGAAGGCAGCGCCAGCGCATGAGCCTTTCCGCATCCCTGACCAATGTCGGCCATCCCGTGGCCTATTACCCGCGCCTGGCGCGTTTCTTTGGCTCCGTGAACGTGGCCATTCTGTTTGCGCAGCTGCACTACTGGAGCCAGCGCGGCGAGAGCGATCTGGGCACGCACAAGAGCTCTGAGCAGTTCACCGAAGAGACGGGACTGTCGTACCGTGAGCAGGTCACAGCGCGCAAGCAACTGCGCGAGGCCGGCTTTCTGGTTGAAACACACCGCCGTCTTGAGCACCGGGTCTATTACCGCCTGAATCTGGAGGCCGTGGACGCGGCTTTTGATGCCTGGACCGAGGCACAGACAAAAGCGCATTCCCCGAACGACGAAAACGCATTTCGGGAACAACCCAAAGCGCAGTCCGGGGATGACGCCAAAAGCAGTCCGGGGGCGGCGGATTCGTCGCTCGACGAACTGCGCCAAACGCAGTCCGTTATTAATACAGAGACTCCACATAAGACTCCTACAGAGACTCCCTCTATTGCAGCCCAGGCTGTCGCCAAGGCTGCGAAGGTGAAGGAGCCGAAGAAGCCGAAGGAGGTCAAAGAGCCCAAAGAGGTCAAGCCGATGATGGTGAACGCGCCCAACGGCGTGATCCATGTCATCCCTGGCGAGCTGCATTACCCCGGCGAGAGCACCAAGAGCCACAAGACCTGGGTGGCCTACGCGATTGCCTACCACGGCCGCTACAAGGACTGGCCGCTGTGGAATGCCTCGGTTGCCGGGCAAATCTCGCAGTTCATCGACAAGGTGGGCGCCGAGCGCGCGCCCCGCATTGCCGTGCACTACGTCCGCCGCGTTGAAGAGAAATTCATCTGCGATCAACTGCACCCGGTGAGCCTGCTGTTGAGCCATGCCCAGAAGTGGGTCACCCAGCAGAAGACCGGTGCGAGCACGCCGCCCCCATCCCTGGCCCCGGCAGCAAGCCACAAGTTCGCCGGCGCTGGCAAAGCCATTTTTGACGGGATCGATCTATGAACCGCAGCTACGAGATTGCAGATCTGGCCCAGCACGCCCTGCAAGGCCGCGAGCAGCAGGGCCAAGCACCGCGCGCCGAGGCGTCAATTCGCACCCGCAAGCTGTTCGTGGTGCTGCAAAGCGCCTACGGCACTGCCTTCCTGGCCAAGTTCAGCACCGGCGAGCTCAACGAGCGCCGCGAGGACAAGGGCATGCGAGCCGCGCAGCTGGTCTGGGATGCAGCCCTGGCGGAATTTGCGGATGACGTGATCGAGGCCGCTTCCAAAAACATTCAGCGTGAGTGCCCGGAGTTCCCGCCAAGCCTTCCGCAGTTCGCAAAGGTCTGCGAAGCCCTGACACCGCGTAAGAACTACTTTGAGGAGCACGGACTGCCCATGTTGCCACCGCCCAAGGTGGAGCGCCTGCTGGATGTTCCGGTCGAGCTCAAGGGCGACAGCAAGGACTGGGCTCGGAAGATCGTCGCGCGCATCAACCATGGCGATCAAACAGTGACGCGGCATAGCCGCATGGCCGCGATTGAGGCCCTGGGCCTGAACAAGCAGCAGGAGGGCAGGTGATGAATGCCAAACGATTTACCAACGCACTACCTCGCAGCCAGGGACCATCTGGTGCGGCTGGCAATGACGCCGGGATGGTGGCACTACTCAAGGCAAAGGGCTTTGGAGTTGGAAGAGGAATCCGTGACACATGGTCACGGGCTGTGGCTGGGAATGCGGGAAGCGGTGCGAGCCGAACTCAAGCGCCTGGGGTTCAAGCCACGGCCAAGCGATCTGGAGCCGGCGGAGCCAAGTACGGCAACAAAAAGACCGTCACCCCCGATGGGGTGAAGTTCGACAGCCGTGCCGAGGCCCGCCGCTGGGGGCATCTGTGCATGCAGCTGCGCGCAGGAGAAATCAGCGAGCTGCGCCGCCAGGTGGCCTATGAACTGGTGCCCGCCGTGAAGTTTGCCGATGCGAGCCGCGTCAAGCCGGCCATCCGCTACGTGGCCGATTTTGTCTATGTGGAAAAGGGCGTGGAGGTGATCGAGGACGTGAAGGGCGTGCTGACCACCGAATTCAAGCTCAAGCGCCACCTGATGAAGGCCCTGCTGGGCCTGGAAGTGAGGTTGGTCAAATGATCAAGCCATTGGACCCTGCATTTTTTGGGAAGGTCGTGCCGCTGGCCGGCGAACGCAAGCCGCCCAGCACGTCGCGCATCACCCGGCTGGTGTGGCCGGAATATGAGCGCCTGCCGGATGGGCGCTACCTCATTGAGCGCTGGATGGAGAACCGCTGCTGCAACCGGGTGCAGGTGGGCAGCAGCACTGTCTGCGTGGTCGATGACTACGGCAGCCTGGTGGCGGTAGAGGACAGGGGGCGCGCATGGTACTGATCGTCCGCAAGAAGCGGACCGTGGTCCGCACGCACTTCAACCGCCGAGCCGCCGCTGCAGCGCGAAAGCAAAACAGCGTGCTGGTGGAGCTGTATTCGTTCTTGAATGCCGCAGTGTCAGGGATTCAGGTCGCCCTCCGGTGTTGCTCGCTGGAAAGGGCCCGCTGCATATTGCAGGACCGCTTTGTAGGTCGCTACGGTGTGTATCAAGTGCGCTATGAGCGCTTCGACTGGGAAAAGACCTTCGGCGTTTGCATTGCCGCTCCGGATGGACGACGGCTGGCTGCATTTCTGGATGTCCGCACCCTGGAGGTGCTGCCATGCTGATGCGCCGCAGCCCCCTCAAGCCCGGCAAGGGCTTCCAATCTCGCAGCGGCCGGGCTGGCGCTGGGCTCCGTGATGAGCAGGACGAAGGCCACCACTGCGAGCCGGGCCAGGCTGAAAGCCGTGAGCAGCGCCTTGCCGAGCGCGCCGCCCGTCAGATCGAGAGCGCCCTTGCAACGGCCAGCATGGTGCCCGGGAACGTCACCATGGCCCCCGGGGCTGGCACGACTGGCATAGCTGTGCTGAAAGAGCACGCCATCGAAAGCGAGCCTTACCGCCGCCTAGTGGCAGAGCTGCCTTGCTTTTGGTGCGGCATCAGCGGCTATAGCCAGCATGCCCACCTCAACTACGGCAAGGGCCTGGGCCTCAAGACAGACGACCGCACGGGGTTCCCGCTCTGCTGCAGCCGTCCTGGCATCGAGGGCTGCCATGTGGCCTATGACAACTACCGGCTGCTCGAGAGCGGAGGGCGAGAGGCCCATCGCGAGTACGGCATTGAAGCCGGCCGCTTTACCCGCGAACAAATCCTGAAGGCTGGGCTCTGGCCCAAGAAGCTGCCGCTCTGGCAGGGATCCCCAAGAAATACAAACTGATGGCCAGCTCTCCCCATATTTATAAGCGCTTCATTCTCCCGTCCGGAAAGGTTGTGGAGGTCCGCCGCATCGAGCAGGGTGCCAACCCCGAGGCGGTTGTCCGCGAAGTGAACGAGAACGATCAATTGGCGCCGCGTGAGGACACACTAACGCTGCGCTTTCTCCTGACCCATTGCCAAAAGGCCCTTTGATGAACCAACCCCAATCCGATACCCGATGGCCAGACGGCACCCCTCGCAGCCAGGGCAATGCATTTGATGTGCTGTATCGCTCGCGCCATGCTCCGGAGAGTCCGGAGCCGGACTCCCGCCGCAAGGCCGGCGCCAAGCATGGCAGAGCGCTGCCGTTCAGCTTGCCCGGCACCCGTGCCCGCACACGTTGATGGGACACAAGATGCCAGAGCAGAAATTTTCAGGAATTGAGCATACCCATGTGTGGGTCGATGAGTGCCCCGCTGTGCCGGACGCAAGTGATCGGCATCCAGGTCGGACGCTGATCCTGACGGTGAATCACCCAACGCTTGGCGATGGAAGGCTCAAGCCCATAGTGGTCGAGGCCTTGAAGGAGTATCTGGCTCGGCTGGAGCGTGATGAAGTCGGCAACCAGAAGACCGATTCGATCGAGCTGCCTTCAGGGGCACGGCTGGATGCTGTTGCATTCGGCCCTGCAGACCTGCTGTGAAGAATCCAAGATGATGGCATTTCATACCCCCTTGAAATCCCCTCGGCACTGTCGTTTCATAGCGCGCGCCGAGGCCGTTTGTGTGCGCCTGCGGTATGGCAGGGGAACACATGGCAAGCCCAATCATTGCATTCCTGGCGGGGGCCGGTACCGGCTTTCTGAAACAGCGTGATGTAGAGGACCAGCGCAAGCGGGACGATCAAGACCAGCAGTTCAGGAATGAGCAGCGCGAGGTCTGGCGCAAGCAGCAAGCTGAAGCGGACTCGCTGAATCAGTCCCTCAAGCAGGCCCAGGCCCCTGCCGAAGTCGTGGAGGGCGCATTGGGCGATCAGAGCGCAGGCCCACCGGTACCGATGGCATTGAGCCAGGGCAGCACTGGTCAGCCAGCGGCGCCTACCTTCCGCATGGTTGCGCCAGGGGTCAACAAACCTTTCGCCACCGCTGCGGAAGCCCAGCAAGCCGCGACCGATTACGCCAAGCCCGAGGCGATGAATCAGCGCGTGGTGGCGGCATACCGTGGCGCCGGTCTGGCCGACAAGGCCCTTGAAGTGGAGCGGAACGTCAAGCAAGGCCAGTTTGCTGACCTGCAGTTCAACGAGGCCCAGAGGGCTGCCGTCGCCAAGGATGCCGACAGCCGACTGCGCGCCGCGCTGGGCGGTGGAGCCCAAGGTCTGAGTTCATTTGCCAGCGAGTCCGGTTTGTTCGGCGGTGCGAAGGTGGGCTTCGATACCGGCAAGGACGGCAGGGTGCAGTTCTACACGCTGGGCGCTGATGGCACGAAGGCGTTGCTAGGCCAGCCGGTGGAGAACACTCAGGAGGCACTGAACGCGCTGGTGTCCCCCCACTGGAAGAGCCTCGACACATCCCATTACCTGGACATGCTGCACCGGAATGCCCAGGCTCAGCGCGCGCAGGCGAACGACGACCGCAATTACGCGCTGAATGAGCGCAGGCTGAATGCGGACATCAGCCACCGGAGTCAGCAACTGGCTATTGCCGCCGGCAAAGCGTCTGGCAAAGCTGCCGGAGCAGCTCCGGAGATCGATCTTCTCTATGGCTTTGATCCTAAGCAGGCCATGGGAGAGGCATACAACCGCGCCGCCAAAGCTGCTGATGCTGCTGCTGCCGAAGGAAAGCCAATGACCCAGCAGCAGGTCGCCCAGTACGCCCAGAATGATTTTGAAGCAATGCGCCGTGCAGCTGTCAATGGCAACCAGCAGCGCTTGGCTGCATCTGCTGTTTCAAGCGCGTTGAACTCAGTCAAGGACGATCCTGCAGCGTATGCGGACACATACAAGCAGGTCATCGCCAAGGGAATAACCGCGCAACAACTGGAGCGCATGGGCTTCGCTTCCCCGGAGAAAGCCTCAGAAAAGTCTTCCGCAAAGCCAGTCGCTGCCACGCCGATTGGGATGCAAGCGCCGGCAGGCCAGGCGAAGACAGCAGGCACCTTGTCGATCGCAGAACAGGAGGCGGCAAGTCGTGCGAACTATCAGCAGTTTCTGCGCGACTCCGGTTCGCAGTCGATAGCTGCCCGCCAGGCGGAGCTGAGCGAGAAAAAGCGCCTTGAGCGCCAGGAAAAGGAAGCACGCGACGCCGAGCGGGAGGCAGAACGCGCAGCACAGAGGCGTCAGATCGGAGCCGGGGCTGAAGCCCTCAAACGCGGTTCGTCCGTACGTGACCAATAAAGGAATCCAGATGGCAAGCAAGAAGACTCCGAAGCTACCCTATGAATCGGTAACGCTGAAGGACATTCCCGATGGGTTCTTCAGCGGCATGTACGACCCTCAAGATGTGCAGCCCGCTCCAACGGCTGAACCGCCCAAGAGTCGCGGCCTGATGGCCGTGGCCAATGACACCGTGATCGAGGCAGCCAATGCGGCCGCCGGTGGCGTGTCTGCAGCAGCCAACTTCATCAAGCCCGGCAACGCGGTATCGGGCTGGATTGACAAGAACATCATCCAGGCCGGCGAAGAGTCCCAAAGCGATGTGGTCAAGGCCTCGAAGAAGAAATTCCGCGAGGGGGTGGAAAACGCCGATGGGGTGATGGGTGAGCTGGGGGCTGTCGGTAGCTACATTGCCGAGAACCCTCTGCTGGCTGCCGCGCAGGCTGCTGGTTCCTTTGTGGGTCCAGGTGCAGCGGTCAAGGGGGCCGGCATGGCTGCCCGTGCTGCAGGCATGGGCGCCAAGGGCATCGAACGCGCTGGACGGGCTGGTGGTGTTGCTGCAGGCGCCGCCATGGCTGGCGGTGATGCCGCCGGTACCGCTTATGACCTAGCTATCAAGGCCGGGGCAACGGAGGAAGAGGCCACGGCAGCAGCACGCCAAGCCAGCGTGATTCCGGCTCTGGTGGGTGGTGCTGGCGGTGCTTTCGGTGCGGAAAAGCTGCTGGCGGGCGCCAAGGGATTCGGCGGTGGCGCTGCTGCGCGTGCAGCCAAGACCGGTCTGAGCGAGGCCGCCCAAGAAGCCGTGGAGGAAGGTGTTACCCAATACGAGGGCCAGCGCGCGGCTATTCCCTTTGATCCGAGCATTGACCCATCCAAGGGGGTGGCAGCTGCCGCCGGTATGGGCGCTGCGCTGGGGGGCATGACGGGCGCAGGCACGTCGCTGCTCACTGGTGGGCATGGGACTGGGCAAGCGCCCGGCAATCCGTTGGATGAGGCCATTGCTGTGGGAAACAAGGGGGCGCAGTCGCCAGCGGATACACAGCAAGCGCAAGGTGCTGTTAGTTCTGTGACTGATTCCCAGGTGTTGCAGCCTATTGGAGGCAGCACAGATTGGGCCACCACGCCAGGCGTTGCAGCTAATGTGGAACCTGTTGCCTCCTCAAGTCGACAAGCACAGTTGAAGCTGCTGCAGGATCTGTCCGCGGTGGCCAAGGTTGCCCAGGGGGATGACAAGAAGGATGCCCTGGAGTTATTGGGAGCTCTGCAGCGAGGCGCTATGCCAGCCCATGTGCAGCGCTATGTCGAGGGCCAGGCGCAGGCACTGGTGAATGCGTTTCCACCTGAAGCCCTTCTTCCTGCGCCTGAGCGTGGGCAGCCTTTGGACTTCAGCGCGCAGGACATTCCGGATTTCAAGACGGAATTGGGTGCTGCGCCAGATTGGTCGTATGACCCGCGCATGCTGATGGATCGCCCATTTGAAACCAGTGGTATGCATCTGGCGCGCCGAGGCAATGGGATGGATGGCATCGCGCCGCCCGTGCTTGATCACGATGCCGTGCAGCAAAAAACTGGGCTGGCCATGCCGCCCCAGCTGGATACCGGGCGCATCGAGGTTGATACGGGTCTGCCGCCCCTGTCGGTTGCAAAGCCGGAACGCCAATGGGATACCGGCGGACTGACATTGGCAGACAGGGATACTCCGCTGCCTGTACTGAAGCCTAGAGGGGCTTTGTCTCGTGCAGCCAATCTCGGTGCTGCCGCGACCCAGCAGGCAGCGCCAGCGATGCCAGCTCTCGGCACTCAAAATAATGAGCGCCCCGAGGTTTCTGCACAAGGGGTTGACGCGGAAACTGGGGAGATTTCACCCGAGGAGCGCGCCGGCCAGATCCAGGAGCATTTGAACTTCCTGAGCCTGATGGGGCGCAATCAGGGCTGGACCAACGAGGCACTGGCCCAGCGTACAGCCTTGCAGCAGGAGCTGGATCTGCTCTCCCCGGCCCAGCGCATGGCGGACCTGCAGGACCAAGCTGCAGAAGCGGAGGCCCGCGCCACCGATTGGGCGGGCCGTCAGTACCGACCCAACCCCACGGAGCTGCCCGTACATGCGGCCAAGGGCGGCCCGGCAGACATTCAGGAGGCGAACGAGCAGCGCCGGCTGAAGAACATTCAGCAGGCACAGCAAGAAGCAGCAGCAGCCCGGGCGCAGGTCGACCAGGTTGAAGGCGAAGGCAATGCACAGGCACAGCTGGCCGCGCAGCAAGACCGCGCAGCGCGCGTGGCCCAGGCCGCCCCCGACATCCTGAACAAACAGGGCAAGCCGTTCACTGTGAAGCTGCCAGCCGTGAAAGCGGCCCAGGCGGCTGGCGCTGGATGGGAGCCGGTGAAGGTGGAGGGCGGCTATGTCGTGCGCCAGGTGCAGCCCACGGACAGCCCCGCGCCCACCGCGCCCAAGGTAGCGACCCCGGCCCCGAAGGAGGCAATGGCCAAGGCCGAGGAAATCGCCCGTGAGGGCAACGCCCAGCGCCAGCAAGTGGCCCAGGCCGACCAGGACGCAGGCGCTCGATGGGATGCCATGCAGCCCGATGCGCAGCGCGCCGTGCTCGCGGCCGTGCCCAAGATGGCGAAGGTCATTCGTCAGAACCTGGAGGGCAAGGCGTGGGAAAAAATGAGCGCCGGCAACCGCGAAAAGGTGCTGAGTGCTATGAATTCAGAAGCTGTCATCGCAATGCAGAAAAGCAATGAAGCTATAAACGTAGTAGCAAAATCATCTGCTGCGCAGTCACCTGTCGACTACGAAGCCCAGGTTGCGGAATTGTTGGATTCAAAGCATCCACGATCCGAAGTGACGATTGCGGCTGGTGATGAAATCCCGGAATCCGTGCTCCGTGCTCAGACCTCCCGACGCAACGATCCGGGATATGTGATGAAGCCGGGCAAGGACGGGACAGTTCTGCTCACATCCAGCACCAAGAATGCGCAACCAGCGGCCCCGAAGGTCGAGGGCAAGGATCTGGGCAACGGCTGGGCCGCATTTGCTCCGGACTCGGGCACCAAGGCCGTGCCCCGTGCCCAGATGCCGCAGATCAAGGCCGAGCACCGCGGTGCCATGGTCAATTTCATGAACGCCCGTGGCATCGCTCACCAGGAGGAAACCGTGCCGGCCGCGAGCCTGAAGCCCACGCAGGCCGAGTTTTCGCGCGAGAAGGTGAAGAAGGCTCTGGGCTACGAGGGTGGCGACCGCTCCATTCTGGTTTCCCAAGACGGCCATGTGCTGGACGGTCACCACCAATGGATGGCAGCGCGCGAGCAGGGCAAGGACGTGAAGACGATCCGCCTGGATGCTCCCATCGAGCAGTTGCTGGAGGCGGCCAACGACTTCCCCAGTAGCAGCACTAGCTCCGGCGCTGCAGCGGCAACCTCTACACCTGCTGCGCCTCGGCAGTTTCCTCTCGCAGAGGCAGACCGTAGCTACAGCGGAATTTCCCGATCTGGCTCGCAGCGTGCGAAGGGCGACAGTGATGCATTCGAGCAGTTCATGGCGAAAGCAGAGCAGTCGGGGGCAGCTGTCGCCACTACCGAAGCGCAGCGCCAGGCAGCCAGCGCCGCGCTCGAGGCCCTGCGCACTGACTATCTGGCCCAGTACCGAAGCCTGATGAATACCCGGTCTGCCACATATAGCGGCTTTGTCGCTGGTCGTGGCAACCTCAACAGTAAGCAGGCGAACAGCCGTAACGCTGCGCTGGACAAGGCCATGCAGCGCTTTGACACCTGGACGGCAGAGAATGCAGACCGCGTGCACAAGGCAGTGCAGGCCGCCCGCACCCCTGAACAGGTAAAGGCCGATCGGGACAAGGTGGCAGCCGACATCAAAAAGAAGGCGGACAAAAAGGCCGATGACCTCAAGGCAACGCTGCTCAAGCTCCTGAGTTTCAAGAAGGGCGACAACATGCCCTATGGAAAGGGCGCCATCCTCACCAAGGTCAGCTATGACCGTGATGGCTACCCCAGCAGCCTGACCTTCAAGATGGCGGACGGCTCGCCGTTGACTGATGACAAGTTGGACCTGGTGGGCACACTCAAGGACAAGGGCGAAACCTTGGGACAGGCCAAGACACGCATTCGGGCACTGGTTGACGAGGTGCGCGCCGAAAATCCTGAACTACTCAAAGGCATTGACGCAACGCCTGCCGCAGCTTCCGCACAAAAAGCGGAAAAGCCCGCCGTCAATAGTGACTCTTCATCTGCCACTGCCTCCTTTCTCGATCGACATAACGCCGTCGAGGCTGCAGTCAGCTCGGGCACGCTGGCGCTGGATGACTACAAGAGCGCATTTGCCGAGCTGGAATCCAACCAGGACGCTGTGATTTCCGAGCTGCAGCAGCTGACCAAAGACAAGCTGCTGCGAGCCGGTGGTCCTGCATTCGCCTATCGGATGGGGAGCGAGAAGAAGGACGCCATTGTGTTGGCTGCCTATCAAAAGATGCTGGATACCTACGCGCTGGGGCGCAGCTATGGGCCCAGCAGCTATTTCCTGTCGGCGGACTCCATTGCCAAGAACAAGGCCGACAAGGCCCAGGCGCTGCGCGAGCTGGTGGGTAACTCCACGGCCGAGGATCTGGCTGCCCGGGCTGCTGAAATCAAGGCCCTGCGCGATGAATTCAAGGCCAAGCGTGCGGCCGAGGCTGACGCACTGGACAACCCCAAGACCTTGCAGGACTTCCGCGGCTTCATGAGCCATTGGGCCGATCAAGGGGAAACCAGCCAAGCGGCCTATCTGCGCCTGACCCCCGAGCAGCGCCAGCAGTTTGATGCCCTGGAGGCCGCGCAGACAAAGGACCAACGCGAGGCAGAGAAGCGCCGGGCCCGCGTCACGGTGCAAAGCGCCGGTAACACCACGGCCGGCGAAATCATCGCCACCCAACACACCAAACATGGGCATGACCTGTTTGTGGTGCAGCTGGCCGAGCGCGTTGAGCGCGATGCTTACGACACCCTCAACAGCAGCGCCAAGCGCCTGGGCGGCAGCTACAGCAGCTATCGCGGCAATGGCGCGGTACCGGGCTTTCAGTTCCGTACCCGTGAAGCGGCCGAGGCGTTCCAGAAGCTGGTGGCCGGGGATACAGCACAGGCCCAGGATCTGGCCAACCAGCGCCGTGACGCCTTCGAGGACGACAAGAGCCAGACCTCGGTCGAACGCCTGCGCGCCATGGCGGAAGCCTTGGACCAAGGCGCCGACGAGCAACTGGGGGCCGACCGCAAGACCAACACCGCCCGCCGAGCTCGCATGGCAAATGCAGCCGAGGACGCCGCACGAGGCAGCAAGGCCTATGCCTCCACCATGCGCAACCTTGCAGATGCCATCGAGGCGGGCAAGGTCCAATTCTTAGATGGTGTTCGCACCAAGACGCAGCTGACTCAACTGCTGCAGGCCCTGGGCTCTGCCAAGGTGCAGCAGTTGATGGCAAAGCATGGCTCATGGGCTGCAGTCGAAGAGAACAAGCATGCGCCAATGGATGCCCAGACGGTGGACTTTGCCGAGTTCCCCCGCTTCACTATGTACCGCAGTGACCTTGCCGGCCTGGCGCGCCAGTTGCTGGAAATCGACGGCGGCAAGAAGATGGGCGCGGCTTTGGCCCGTCTTGCGGATGATGTGACTGACGCCTACACGAGCTGGGCGAAAGACAACTTGCTCAGTGTGAGCCACTTCGGCAACAAGACCAAGGGCGGCTTTGCAGACTACGCCAGCAAGGATCTGGCCGAGCGCGCCATCAAGCGTAGTGGTCTGGTGGGCAAAGCCGTGGTCTTGCAGATCAAGCGCGGCCAAAACCGCGTGATTCTGTCGCCCGGTGAGGCGATGCAGCAGGGGCTGTGGCAGGGTGATGGCGACAAGCGCATTCAACTGGGCATGCCATTTGTGGAGGATCTTGCCAAGCTGGGCAAGCGCAAGGGCTCGAAGGTGCTGGCCCTGCCTTGGCAGCTGGAGAGCACGCTGGAGAAGCGCCAGCGCCTGCAGCGCATGGGCATTCAAACCCCCGCCGAATTCCGCAGCGCCCTGCGCGAGCTGCAGAACTTGCGCCAGGAGCGTGCCGAGCCTGACCGCATCAAGCAGCTCGAGCGTTCCATGGTGGGCCGCTCCAATGATGGCCTGGACTTCTTTCCAACCGGCGCTGCCGCGACAGAGGCTGCCATTGATGCGGCCGAGATTCAGCCAGGCATGGAAGTGCTGGAGCCACACGCAGGTATGGCGCATATTGCTGATGCCATTCGTGAGCAGACCGGCGTGGAGCCTGATGTGGCCGAACTGTCCAATACGCGCCGCGAGCTGCTGGAGGCCAAAGGCTACAACCTGGTGGGCTCCGACTTCCTGGAGCTGCAAGGCAAGCAGTACGACCGGATCGTGATGAATCCGCCCTTTTCCAATGGGCGCGACATTCAGCATGTGCAGCATGCATATGGCCTGCTCAAGCCCGGCGGCCGTCTTGTCGCTATCGTGGGTGAGGGCGCATTCTTCCAGTCGAACAAGCGCGCCGAGGGCTTCCGCGAGTGGCTGGACGAGCGCGGCGCCACGAATGAAAAGCTGCCCGAAGGCTCATTCATGGACCCGAGCCTGCCGGTGAACACCGGTGTTTCTGCCCGCATGGTGGTTATCGACAAGCCCGCCACCCAAGCTGCCGACGAAAGTGATACCCGTTTCCGCCGCCAGGATGCAGACGCTGATTTCGACGTTGACGGCTTCCTGCAGGCCATGAACGACGGTCAGCCCGTGGCCCAGGCCCGGGCGGAAGCCGTGAGTGCGGTAAAGAAGACCGTGGCTGCCATTCGCGCGGGCTGGGCCAATGGCCCCGAGGTCACGGTGGTGTACGACATGGCGGATCCCGCAATCCCAGCTGCTGCGCGCCGGGCTGACCAGGCACAGCGCAGTGGTGGGGCCGATGGTGATCCCGAGGGCTTCTACTACGGAGGGAAGGCCTATCTGCTGGCCAGCCAGTTGCACACGGATCAAGACGCTGCGCGGGTGCTGATGCATGAGGCCTTGGGCCACCATGGCCTGCGTGGCGTGTTCGGTACCGGCCTGGACAGCGTGCTCGAGCAGATCGTGGCTGTGCGCCGTGGTGACGTGCGCCGCAAGGCCGCCGAGTATGGTCTGGACTACGACAAGCCGGCGCACCGCCTTCAGGCTGCCGAGGAGGTGCTGGCCGAATGGGCGCAGACCCGCCCGGAAATGGGTTTTGTGCGCCGAGCAGTGGCTGCGATCCGCTCCTGGCTGCGCCAGCATGTGCCCGGCTTCAAGGGAATGCGGGTGACAGATGACGAGCTCATTCGAGCCTATATCCTGCCCGCACGGGGCTGGGTGGAGCGTGGTGCTGGCGCTGGAATGGCGCGCGACATTGCATTCAGCCGCACCAGCGCGACCAGCATGCCGGATGCCATCATCGGCAGCACCCTGGGCTCGGCCTCATCGCATCCTGACTATGCAGCGGCCAAGGGCGGAGACATCGAGGCGGCGGTACGCCTTGCCAAGGATCTGGTAACACCCGAGTTGCTGGCCAAGGTGAAGGCGGTAATTGGAGATTCCAAGCCGCTGGTTGTGCCCGTGGCTGCCGAGGAGGCTGCTGGCCGTAACAAGATCCCGCGGGCTTCGGCAGAGGTGCTTGCGCTGCGCCTGGGGCTTGATACTGCCTTCGATATTGTTCAAGCGAACCGAGCACGCCGCACCGGCATGGACGGGCTGGATCGCCTTTTTGCCCCCGTAGATTTTGAAGGTACCGTAGAGCCTGTCTCTTACCTGCTGCTGGATGACACCCTGACCCAGGGCGGCACGTTTGCGGCGCTGGCAAGCCATATTCGGGAAGGCGGCGGTACCGTGGCCGGGGTCATTGCATTGACCGGCAAGCAGTACAGTGCAAAAATTCAGCCCTCTGTAGAAACCCTGGCCTCCCTCCGACAAAAACATGGTGACCTCGAAAACGAATTCCGCGCCGCAACAGGCTACGGCTTCGACTCGCTCACCGAGTCGGAAGCCCGCTATCTCGCACGCTACGAACCGGCTGACCGACTCCGAGATCGAATCTCTGAAGAAGGACGACGCGGACGCGCGCGACAAGATCAGGGCGATTCTGGCCCGGGAGCAGTAAGCGACGGCCCGCTCTTCAGCCGCTCGCGCCAGGCCGACATCAAGGGCAGCGCGCTTTCCCAGCTCGACAACATCCTGAGCCACCCCGGCAAAGTCTCCATGTGGGACAAGACCGTGGGGACCATGCGCCACCTGGCCGAGCGCAACCCGTTTTTCAAGCCCGTCTACGAATCCGCGCAGCAGAACATCGACGATGTGAGCATGCTGGCCAACGACGCAGCCGACCAGGCGCCGCGCATCCTTCCTCGAGTCGACAGCATGGGCGACATCGTGGGCAAGAACCGCAAGCGCCCGGTATCAGCCGCCGACAACAAGGCAGTAGCTCGGCCTCTGTTTGAGGGAACGCTGCTGTGGGGCCGCGACATCAACGGCCAAGCCACCCTGGTGGAGGATCTGACCAAGAAGTACGCCAACCTGAGCGCACACAACAAGGCGGCCATGCTGCTGAAGGCCAACCGGATCGACGCCGGCGTGCTCGCCATGTGGCAAGGCCTGCCCGCGCAGCAGTATGAAAAGCTGATTGACTCCCGTTTTGAGAGCAAGATTCTCAAGGCTGGCGTTGTTTGGAGCGATAAAGAGCTGCAATCGCAATTCGGCGCGACCGCTGATCAAATCAGCCTGTACCGCGAGGCGCGCGCGGCCATTGATCGCTCCATCGACATGACGGCCCGCGCCGACATGATGCGAACCCTGGGCGATGGATATGCCGCCATGCGTGATGCCGTGCTCGAGCAGCCATCCCTGGACAGTGCGGGCCAGCTGCTGCTGGACATGCTGGAGCAGGACGCCAAGGCTGTGCCCGACAACCGCGACCGCCTGGCGATCCAGATGCAGCAGATCCGCAAGCGCCTGGAGGATGCTAAGGCTCTGCAGGAATCCGGCTATGCCCCCCTGTCTCGCTTCGGGCGCTACACGGTGGACGTGGTGGACGCCGCCGGCGAGCGCCAGTACTTCGGCATGTACGAGACGATGAGGGAGGCGAACACTGCCGCGCGCAACTTCCGCCTGACCTTCCCCGACGCCACGGTGGAGCAAGGAACCATGAGCCAGCAGGCTTACAAGCTGTTCGCCGGGGTGACTCCTGAGAGCCTGGAGCTGTTCGGCAACATGCTGGGCCTGGACTCCGAAGGCAATGCAGCCCAAGACAAGGCGTTCCAGGAATACCTGAAGCTCACCAAGAACAACCACAGCGCGCTCAAGCGGATGATCCACCGCAAGGGCACGGCCGGCTTTTCTGAGGATGTGGGCCGGGTGGTGGCGAACTTCGTCTATTCCAATGCGCGTCAGGCCGCTGCAGGCCTGAACGTGGGCGCGCTGGACAAGGCGATCAATGCCATCCCCAAGGACCAGGGAGAGCTCAAGGACCTGGCGATGGGACTGCGCAGCTACATCCAGGACCCCCAGGAGGAGGGCCAGGCCGTGCGCGGCATGCTGTTTGCCCAGTACCTGGGCGGCTCACTGGCTTCTGCATTCGTGAACATGACCCAGCCTTTCCAGGTGACGCTGCCATGGCTGAGCCAGTACGGCGGCATGAAGAAGGCCGGTGCGCAGCTGGCCCGCGCGCTCAAGGACATGGGTACCAAGGGCTTTCAGTACGAGGCCGACCTGGCCAAGGCCTTGCAGTCTGCCGAAGACGATGGTGTGGTCAGCCCCCAGGAAATCCATCAGCTGATGGCCCAGGCCCGAGGTGCAGGTGCGCTGCGCGCCGGCGATGGGACCGCTGCAGGGAATGCTCGAGCAACAGTTGCCAATGCATGGGAGCGCACCAAGGTGGCCTGGGGTCAGCCCTTTGCCCTGGCTGAGCAGTTCAACCGCCGCAGCACCTTCATTGCTTCTTACCGCCTGGCAAAGGAGCAGGGCATTCAGAACCCCTCTGCATTCGCACGCAAGGCGGTGCTGGATACGCAGTTCGTCTATTCCAAGGCAGTGAAACCGCAATGGGCACGGGGCACCATCGGGGGCACGCTGTTCACCTTCAAGACCTACAGCGTGTCCTATCTGGAGCTGATGCAGCGCATGTGGACGCAGGGCGGCAAGGAGGGAAAGCGTGCTGTGGGATGGTCCATTGCCATGCTGATGCTGATGGGCGGCGCTGGCGGCCTGCCTTTCGCTGAAGACATCGAAGACCTGATTGATGCCGGCGGTCAGCTGATGGGCTACAGCATGAGCGTCAAGCAGTGGCGCAAGCAGCTGATGCAGGATGTGCTGGGCAAGGAGCTGGCCGACTTCATTGAGCAAGGTGTGTCGGGTCTGCCCGGCGCACCGGTGGACATCTCCGGCCGCCTGGGTATGGGCAACCTCATCCCCGGTACCGGCCTGTTCCTCGAGAAGCGCGACCACAGCCGGGACATGCTCGAGATCATCGGCCCGGCGGGTGACTTGATCCAGCGTGCCGCCACAGGTGCCCGCAAGGCGCTCACGGGGGATATTGCTGGCGCTGCTCTCGAGGTATCGCCCACCGCCGTGCGCAACCTGGCTAAGGGCTACGACATGGCCGACAGCGGGGTCTACAAGGACACCAAGGGCCGCAAGGTCATCGATGTGACGCTGGGCGAGGCGGTGGCGAAGGCTGTCGGCTTCCAGCCCAAGTCTGTAGCGGAGACGCAGGAGGCCACGGCCACCGAGCAGAACCTGATTGGGCAGAACCGCGCCATGAAGGAGCGCCTGACTGCAGACATGGCCCAGGCCGTGTATGACAAGGACGTGGAACGACAGGCTGAGATTCGTGAGCGCCAGCAGGCCTGGAATCGTCGCAATCCGGAGAGCCCGCTTTTCATCGACAGGCGCTCAGTGCGTCAACGGGTGATCAAGATGCGCCAGACCAAGGCCGAGCGTGTTGCAGCGGCTGCCCCGAAGTCGATTCGCGCGAACGTGCGGCAGTCTTTGGCGGAAGCGCAAGGGGGCACCACAGCCCCTTGATGCGAGGTGTGGGCGTGAAGATAATGCGCCCACACACTCACTGCCCGGGGCGTGCGGTTCCTACCAAGGAACCTCGATGCCCATCACACACACAACGGCGCCGGCCGCATACGGACATGCCGCAACCTCTCATACAGGAGGGGCTGCAGCATGAAGAAAATCCTTACCGCATGGCTGGGCCTGCTGGGGATTCACCAGCATCTGAGTGCAGAGCAAAAACAGGACATTGCTGGCGCTGCCTACCAGGCAACACCTGGCGCGGGCACTGCAGTGAGCTTTCGCCTTGCCGGCCTGCCGCTGAGCGACTGGCTGGTGCTTGCTTCCATTGCGTTTGTGGCGCTGCAGGCCTCTTTCCTGATCTGGAAATGGCGGCGTGACTATCTCCGTGACCAGGAGCGCCAGCGTTTGCAGCAGCGGGCCCGCGAGGCCTGCGGAAAGGACGGCGCGCCATGAGCATGCCTTCCATCCTCAAACAACGCCTGGTGCAGACCGCGCTGACCATCATGCTTTTGGGGGCTGGCGCTGCCAGCATGCTGCCGCCCGGGGAGCCCCAGCCATCCGAAGCGGTGCTGCTCGCCATGGACATTGGCGCCTATTACGAGAGCAGCGGCCGACACATCGGCACTCCCTACGTGGACAAGGTGGGCAAGGGTCAGCCGCTGACTGTCTGCAATGGGGTAACGGGCCCGGAGGTCGTGGCTGGGCGCTACTACACCAAGACCGACTGCATGCGGCTTGAGCTGCCCATGTACCTGGCGGCCGAAGCCGCCGCAATGCGCATGTTCCGCCACTGGAGCACCTACAACGTGTGGGTGCAGGCCAGCCTCATCGACATGATCTACAACCTGGGCGAGGCTCAGGTGGCGGGCAGCACGATGCGGTCCCTGGCGAATGCCGGCGATTTGGATGGTGCTTGCGCCCAGATGCCCAAATGGGTGCGCGGCACGGTCAACGGCAAGAGCGCCGTGTTGGCCGGACTGGTGGATCGACGCGGCACGACAGCCGAGCTGTGCTCGAGCTGGGGCCGGGATGGGCACTTCATGGCCGGGGTTCTGCCATGACGGTGAGAGCTATTACTCACATCGCTGCAGCTGTGCTCGCTGGTGCTGGCGTCTGGTACTTCCAGGAGGCCCGTCTAGGTGCGGACCTGGCCGACGAACGTCTGCAGGCCAGCCAGTACCGCGAGCAGATCGCTGATGAACGCACGGCCGCCGGCCGGCGCTTGCTGGCCGTGGAACGCACGGTCAACGACAAATACCAAGGAGCCCTGAATGATGCCATCCAGAAGCAGGCCGGCTTGCAGGCTGCTGCTGATCGCGCTCGCCGTGAGCGTGACGGCCTGCGCCAGCAACTGTCCGATGCCGAGCAACGACTTGCCGACGCTTCCCCCGGCGCCCTCATCGAGTACGCCTCAACCCTCAGTCGCGTATTCGGACAGTGCAGCCAGCGATACACAGAGCTGGCAATCCGAGCTGATGGACACGCAGCTGATGCGGCAACCTGCCGCGCAGCCTGGCCCGTGATTCCCCAAACCAAGGAAACCCAATGAGCAAAATTGCAATCACCGAGCAGATGGTCGGCCGCTTCCTGTCCTGGCCTCTGCCGACTGACTTTGCCCCTGACTGTGGCATCACCTTCACCCGCTCGCCACACCCTGGCATGAGCCCCACAGGTACGAACCTACTGCACTTCGGTCAGGCCAAGGCGATGCTGGAGCACTGTATCAATGGCGGCACTGCCAGCGCCAGTGCGCTACCACCTCACCAGCAGCGCGTGCTGGATGAGAAGCAGGAGCTGGACATCCGAATCACCAGGCTGGACGAGTTCATTCTGCGCAATGCTTTGTTCCGCCAGTTGGACCCCGAAGAGCAAGCCCGCCTGCGCCGCCAGCTTGATGTGATGCGCGAGCTGTCTGTGATTCTGGGCGAGCGCATTTCAGCCTTCTGAGTCCCTCGATCCGCCTTTGCCTGTGCCCGCGCGCTGGTGGCACGGCGGGCGGATCGACCCCCCCCTTGATGTTTTCAACGATTTGTCGTTTCATTGCCCGCGCCCAATAGAGGGCATGCAAACGACAGGACTTGAGCAAGAAGCGCGCGTCACCTGATCAAAACGCCAAGACGGCCACGAAGCCCGTCTCAACGCGCGCCCGTACCGCCTCATTCAAGGCCCCGGCTTCCAGCAAAAAGCCGCCTGCGGCCATCAAGACCACATCCCCCAAGAAAGCAGCCAAGCCCCTGACGCCGTTTCAGAAATGGTCGTTGGGTGTTGGTGCGCTTGACCAGTTCCTGGCATTCGTTCTGGAAGGCGGCCACATGGCCGACTTCTGCCGTCAGCACGAGTTTGCCTATACGACGATGCTGGACTGGATCAACGCCGACAGCTCACGCGCCGAGATGTACGCACGCGCGCGCGAGGATCGAGCAGACAAGCTCGCCGACGAAATCGTGTCCATCGCGGACGAGTGCGAGTACGAGCCGGTCACGGACATGAGCGGCAACACAGTGGCGGTCATGTTCGACAAGACCGCCGTGGCCCGCAACAAGCTGCGCGTGGATGCACGCAAGTGGTCAGCATCCAAGCTCAAACCGCGTGTCTATGGAGACAAGGTGCAGGTCGAGGGGACTGTCGACCACAAGGTGATGAGCGATGACGTGCTGCTGCAGCGCTTGGCAAAGCTGGGGGTTTCTGTGGCAAGCATCGTGCCGGTGGGGCCAACGGAGGGTGGCGATGCTGGCTGATTCCGTTCTGCACCTCACCCCAGAGCAGCGCATCGAGCTGGGCGGCCTGCTGGATGAGCTCGAGCGCCGCCGGCGTACTCGCATGCTCGAAACCATGTTCCCGGACACGGGAGCATTGCGCCGTGCGCTGTATCCGCGTCATGTGCAGTTCTTCGAGCTGGGCGCGACCTGCAGCGAGCGGGTGTTTATGGCCGGCAACCGTGTGGGCAAGACCATGGCCGCCGGTACCGAGCTGGCTTATCACCTGACGGGGCGCTATCCCTGGTGGTGGGCTGGCCATCGCTTCACCAAGCCCGTGCGCGCGCTGATCTCTGGCGATACGCACGAGACAACGCGCGACATTCTGCAGCTCAAGCTGCTGGGCTCCACCACCGACAAGCCGGAGAACTTCGGTACCGGCCTGATTCCTGGGGATGCGATCACGGGCATCGTGTCCCGCACCCATGTCAAGGGAGCTGTCGAGCGCGCGATGATCCGCCACGAGAGTGGTGGCGAGTCTGAGCTGTGGATGCGCAGCTACGTGCAGGGGCGCGAGATTTTCCAGGGCTTCGAGCTGGACATCTTCTGGGCGGACGAGGAATGCCCCGAGGACGTTTACGAGGAGGGTCAGGTGCGTCTGATGACGCGCGAGGGAATCTCCATGCTGACGTTCACGCCGCTGTCGGGCCTGACGGCTTTGGTGCAGCAGCTGACATCGCCCGATCCCGAAGGCAAGGTGATTGGCCGCGCGGTGGTGCAGTGCGGCTGGGACGATGTGCCCCACCTGACCGAGGAAGCCAAGGCCAAGCTGCTGTCGCGCCTAATGCCTCACCAGCGCGATGCGCGGACCAAGGGCGTGCCCGCATTGGGTGCTGGCGCGATCTACCCCGTGCCCGAGAGCGACATCGTGGTGCCGGACTTCCAGATTCCCGACTTCTGGCCCAGAGCCTACGGCATGGATGTGGGCTGGAACCGCACGGCTGCTGTCTGGGGCGCGCACGACCGCGACTCGGACATTGTTTACCTCTACAGCAACCACTATCGCGGCCAGGCCGAGCCATCGGTGCATGCCGCATCGATCAAGGCGCGTGGCGATTGGATACAGGGTGCCATCGACCCAGCATCGCGCGGCCGCAGCCAGAAAGACGGCGAGCAGTTGCTGCAGAACTATGTGGATCTGGGCCTGCAGCTGGTGACGGCCAATAACGGCGTGGAAGCCGGCATTTACCAAGTCTGGGAGCGCATGAGCACGGGCCGCCTAAAGGTCTTCAAGTCCATGCACGACTGGCTCAACGAATACCGCATTTACCGGCGCGACGACAAAGGGCAGATCGTCAAGAAGGACGACCACGCCATGGACGCGACGCGCTATCTCATTGTGACGGGGCTAGGTCTGGCCACCGTCAAACCCCGTGCCGCCAGTCAAGCGCGGCGCAAACTGTCCTGGAGGGTGACATGACCTCAATTCTCGGCCCACGCGGCACTCCCATGGTCGAGCTGGGCGGCGAGCGCGCCTGGCGCCAGCGTGTTCTTGGCGATGTGGTCTGCAGTTTTCAATGGCTGGACCTGCGCGCCGCCGGCGATGAGACAGCGGACGGGGAACCTGAGCCCTGCATGGTGCTGTTCCCTGCTTTCCGGCGCATGGAGACTGGCTCCTATGTGATTCCCCAGCGCAATGCCTACGCCTATGTGGATGGCAAGGGTAACCCCACGCCGCAGTTCATCAAGACCGCGGCTCTTGCCGCCGAAACCATGGGCTTCACGATGACGGACCGCAGCAGCATCCGCCGCATGCTGGACATCATCTGCGAGGGAATGCCAGATCTGGTGGATATGCCACTGGAGCAACCGCCCAGCCTGGAGGTCAAGCGCCACCGTATGGGCATCGAAGTCACGGCCCGGGCCTATGGCAAGGACCTGCATAGCGAGGTGCTGTGATGTTTGAAGTGCGCGACATTCCTACCAGCGCTCGAGCAGCAGCCTCCTCGAGCAACGCCGATCAAGAGCAGCCCGCCGAGCGCGCGGCTGCCGGCAATGATGAGCTGACCAGGCAGCGGCACACCACGCTGATGGAGCTGCTGAAGTACGAGAGCGAGCGCCAGGGTGAAGAGCGCCAGCAGATGCAGATCGATGAGGACTATCAGGACCATCTGCAGTGGAAGCCCGAGGATGCCCAGGCCCTGATGGAGCGCGGCCAGGCACCGGTGGTCTTCAATGAGGGGCGGCAGACCATTGAATGGATCTGCGGTACCGAGAAGCGCATGCGCAAGGACTACAAGGTGCTGCCCCGTGAGCGCGACGACGAGGCCATGGCCGAGGTCAAGACCAAGCTGATCAAGTACACGGACGACGTGAACATGACCCAGTGGCACCGCAGCCGTGCCTTTCGCCAGGCAGTGACCGCAGGCCTGAGCTGGATCGAGGAAGGGGCAAACCGCGACCCCGAGGCCGAGCTGATCTATTCGGGCTGGGAGGATTGGCGCAACGTCTACCGCGACAGCCATAGCCGCAACATCGACTACAACGTGGACGCGCGCTATCTGTTTCGCCGGCGCGTGGTGGACCTGGACTATGCCGTGGCCCTGCTGCCAGACAGCCGCGATCACCTGATGTCTCAGGCTGGCCGGCACGACGACGTGGATCCGGACGGGATCTGGTATCTGGGCGAGCGTCTGACCAGCGCCAGCGAGACGGAATGGGGAACGGCCAGCAGCATCTACGGGGCGCGCGCGGCCTATATGTCCCGTGCGGGCTACTACGACAACAGCAGCCGCCGTTCGGTGGAGCTGCTGGAATGCTGGTACCGCATCCCTGAGCGGGTGCCGGTGTTCGCTGATGGTCCCTTTGCGGGCAAGGTGTTCAACCCGGCAGATCCGCGCCACGCCTTCGAGCAGGACCAGGGCCGCGCCCGGCTGTATGAAGCCGTCAAGTTCCGCATGCGCCTGATGCTGTGCACCAAGGATGCGCCCTGCCTGGATATGGCGAGCCCGTTCAAGCACAACCGCTTTCTGATGGTGCCTATCTGGGGCTATCGCCGCGCGCGCGATGGCCTGGCCTATGGTGCCTGGCGCGGCATGCGCGACATTCAGGACGACCTGAACAAGCGCCGCTCCAAAGCGCTATACGCCCTGAGCGTGAACCGCATCATTGCGGAAAAGGGTGCGGTGGACGACTGGGATGATTTGAGGGATGAGGCTGCGCGGCCAGACGGCATCATCATCAAGAACCCCCAGCGGGAACTGAAGTTCGACAACAACATGGGCGACTTCCAGGCCAATGTGGAGCTGGCTGCCCAAGATGCGCAGTTGATTCGCAATGCCGGCGGCGTGACCGATGAGAACCTGGGGCGCGACACCAACGCGAACAGCGGGCGCGCGATCCTGGCCAAGCAGGACCAGGGCTCGCTGACCACCAGCGAGTTCTTCGACAACCTGCTGCTGGCCATCCGCCAGGCCGGCCAGCTGCGCCTGAGCCACATCGAGCAGTTCTACACCGAGGAAAAGGTGATCCGCATCGTGGGCGAGGGTCAGCGCCCCATCGAATGGCTGACGATCAACCAGGTGGATCCTGCCACTGGCCAGATCCTCAACGACATCACGGCGCGCGAAGCGGATTTCATCGTGGACGCCCAGGACTATCGGTCGTCCATGGCTCAGTCCGCGCTCGAGCAGATGTTCGGCCTGCTGGGCCAGATCGCCACCTACGCGCCCCAGGTGGTGCTGTCGGTGCTGGATCTGGTGGTGGAGTCTGCGGACATCCAGGGCAAGGAAGAGTGGGTTGCGCGCATTCGCAAGATCAACGGCCAGCGCGACCCCAGCAAGCCGCCCACACCCGAAGAGATGAAGGCCGACCAGGATGCGCAGGCCAAGCAAGCCGAAGCTGAGCAGATGGCCAGCGAGACAGCGCGCACCCAGCTTGCCAAGATGCAGACCGAAATCCAGCTGGCGGAGGCCCAGATCAAGAAGCTCGGCGTGGACGACATCCTGAAGAAGGTGCAGACCATGTTGGCTGCGCTGGAAGGCGCTCAGATCGTGACCGCACAGCCCGGCCTCGCACCCGCTGCCGACGAAATCACCTCCTCGGCCGGCCTGGCTGATGACGGCATCAATCTCCCTGCGCCAGCCGGGGCCATGGCGCAGCCCCAACCCCAACCACTGACCCAACCGGTACCCACCGAGTAAAGGAGCCACTATGTCCATGTTTAGCGAAGAAGACCTTGCCGGACTGAGCGAAGCAGAGCGCGAAGCCCTGCGCGACCTGGCAGAAGACGACCAGGATCTGCAGGCCCCTGCGGGTGAGTCTGGTGAAGCCGGCGCTGCCACTGCTGCAGCTGATGCTGATGAAGACGAGAGCGCGGCCGCGGCAGCAGCCGAAAAGCCTGCAGAAGGTGCAGCCCCTGGCGCCAATGAAGCGGCAGCTGGTGCGGTGGCTGACGGCGCGGACGACGATGACGCGGACGCGCCAGCCCCTGCAGCCATTCAGCCCGTGTCGCCCGCCGATGCGGATGAGCAGCGCACAGCCCTGCGCGCTGAAAAGGCCACCGCGCTGCAGCAGCTGCTGGACGGCGAGATTGACCAGGAGGCCTATCAAGAGGTCGAGTCCCGCGTGCAGGACAAGCTGGACGACCTGGCGCGCGCGGCGGCGGTGGACATGGCGCGCTCCCAGATGCAGCAGGACGCCATGATGCAGGAGTATGGGCAGCATCTGGGCGCGGCACAGAAGGAACTGAAGGCCGCTGGCATCGACCTGTCAGGCGAGGCGGGCGCGCAGTTCGACCGCGCTATCCGCCTGTTTGCTCAGGACGCGATTGACCGCGGCCTGACCGATGCCGCAGGCAATATGGCCGCCTCGCGCGACGCGCTGGCCGAAGCCCAAGCACTGATGCTGCGCCGATTTGGCAAGGCCTCGGCCGCGGCTCCCGCTGCTGCTGCGCCTGGTTCTCCACCCGCGGCAGCACCGGCCGCACCGGCCACACGCAAGCCGGCCGCTGCTGACCGCTCGACACTGCCGCCCACGCTGGCCGGGGTTCCAGCTGCAGCCGACGCCGCGGTGGGCAGCGAGTTCGCTCACCTGGATGGCCTCGAGGGCACTGCCCTGGAAAAAGCCCTGGCGCGCATGACGCCCGATCAACAAGAACGCTACCTGGGGGCCTGATGTCCGGACGCAGACTCATACGACAGATCAAGGCAGGCGAGAGCCTGTCTTTCGACGGCGGCCGCGTGGTGGTTACGCTGCGCCAACGCACGGGCCAACGCGCTGAGTTGAGCCTGCATCTGGAGGACGACGTGGTGGTGGATAAGCCCACGCATGCACGGGGTGACGAGCCCCGGGGTCACAAGACCCTGCATGCGCGGCGCCACGCCCCCATGGGTACTTGATTTCCTGGAATTCAGGATTATTCTTTTTTCCTAGCTGCGGCGCCTTTGCTGGCGCCATCTTCATGCAGCAGATTGCCGCCGGGGGTAGTTGCCCGGTTCAAGCGCAAGACGCGCTCAGTGCTCGCAAGGGCAGGAGTTGCGTTATGCGTACTTTGATCGGCGTCAACGACCCGCAAGCCGTCAAGAAGTGGGCCTCTCTGATGGCCGTGGCCATCAACAAGGAAAGCTATTGGTCCCGCAAATTCGTGGGCAATGGCAAGGATTCGCGTCTGCCCATCCAGCGAATCGATGATCTTCAGCAAGGCGCCGGTGACGAAGTGACCGTTGACCTGCTGATGCCCATCAACCAGGAACCCATCATTGGCGATGAGACCCTGGAAGGCAAGGAAGCGCCGCTCAAGTACTACACCGACCGTCTGCGCATCGACCAGGTGCGCGGCGGCGCGGATCTGGGCTCGCGCATGACCAAGAAGCGCACCCTGCGCGACCTGCGCAGCGATGCCAAGCGCGCTGGCACTGACTGGTGGAAGCGCCTGCAGGACGAGCTGTACTTCATCTACCTGTCGGGCTCGCGCGGCCATGGCACGGGCTTTGTCTGGTCTGCCAGCAATCCCTTCTTCCAGGTCAATCCCCTGACGGCACCCGACAGCCAGCACATCCTGTTCGGCGGCGCGGCCACGTCCAAGGCCTCGCTGACGGCTGGTGACACCTTCAAGCTGCGCCTGATCGACAAGGCCGTGGCCAAGGCCGAAACCATGGGCGGCGACGGTACCGACGAGCTGTCGATGATTCCCGTCTCCATCGAAGGCGGCAGTCACTACATCTGCCTGATGCACACCTACCAGGCCGACGCGATGCGCCAGGACGCGGGCACCGGTGGCTGGCTGGACATCCAGAAGGCAGCTGCTGCGGCCGAGGGCAACAAGAACCCGATCTTCCAGGGCACGCTGGGCATGTACAACGATGTGGTGCTGCACAAGCACCGCAACGTGATCCGCTTCAACGACTACGGCGCAGGCGGCAATGTGAACTCCGCACGCGCGCTGTTCCTGGGTGCCCAGGCTGCGCTGATCGCATACGGCGACAACGAAACCGGCACGCGCTTCCGCTGGACCGAGGTTTCCAAGGACCACGGCAACAGCGTTGCCATCGGTACCCACGCGATCATGGGCGTGAAGAAGGCCACCTACAAGTCCAAGGACGGCAACGTCCAGCGCGACTTTGGCGTGATGGCCCTGGACACCGCCAACACCGACCCCAATGCCTGATGAGCCTGCGGCCCGCGCCGTGGGCCGTGGCTTCACCAGCCCTTTCCCTCATCAGACATAGGAGCTTCAAATGCCCAAATATCAATCCGATGTTGCGACCGGCAAGAAGGCTGTGCCGCAACCCTTCGACGCCAGCGTGCTGACGGTGGCCGTCGACCTGACTCTGCCGAGCGTTGCTCTGGCAGCCAACGATCTGCTGGAGCTGCTGGACATTCCCCCCAATGTGCAGTTGGTGGCGGTGGATGTGGTGGCTCCCCAGCTGGACAGCAACGCGGCCCCCACGCTGGCGTTCTCCCTGGGCGTGATCAATGCAGCCGGCACTGACCTGGCCACGGTCTACGACACCGGCCTCAAGCCAGGCGTAGGCGCTTCCGGCTCCGTTGCCACCGCCAATTCCGCTGCGCTGGCTTTCACCAACCGCGACAGCGTGCGCAAGCTGGGCCTGAAGGTGACCACAGCGGCCGCGACTTCTGCTACCGCCGGCAAGCAAGTGCTGGCACTGGTCCGCATGCGTTATTGAGCCGCGCAGCCCCAGGCAATGAGTGTGTAAAGGGGCTGCGCCGTGCGCGCGGCCCTTTCTTTATTGAACCGGCAAGGAGTGCCACATGACCACCATCCACGCATACCGCCGCACCGCGCCCACGACCGTGGAGCTCTACGGCCAATCCATTCAGTTCAAGCCCAACGACAAGAAGGACGTGGTGGCCGAGGTGCTGCACGAAAGAGCCGCCGCGCGACTGCTGTCCATCACCGAGGCCTATCGCTTGTATGAGCCCGTCGAGCAGGGTGGCACTGTCGCCCAGCAGCTGGCGGCCAGCATTGGCTCGACCGCTCCCACAGACGCCGAGGAGCTGCAGAAGGTGGTGGCCGACCAATCCAGCCAGATTGAAGCTTTGAAGCGCCAGTTGCAGGAGCTGAATCAAGCAGCAGCTGCCGCCGCTTCTGTCTCTGTAGATTCAGCCACTGGCGATGGCGCCAAGGGTGGCGAGGATGCTGACAAGCCTGAGGAGCAGGCCTCCGGCGAGGGCAGCGGCAGCAGCAAGGACGAGAGTGCCAGCGAGTCGCCCTATGTGTTCGCCAACGAAGCGGGCGAAACCATCGACATCAGCGAATGGACGGCGGCTCAGATCCGCGCGTTTGCCGAGTCCAACGAAATCAGCTTGCCCAAGGGCAACAGCGTGAAGGTAGGCGAGCTGCGCGACCAGCTGGCGGCCGCCCTGCGCGCTGGCTCCAAGGAGTAATCCATGCCCATTGCAGCCAAAGACGTCGTTCAGCGCGGTGTGGTCACCACGCAAGACACCACCTCGATCCGCTGGCCTGTGGGCGAGTGGGTGCGCTATCTCAATGACGGTCAGCGTGAAATCATGCTGCACCGCCCCGATGCCTTCAACAAGAGCGCGACCATCGCCTGTGTGGCCGGTACCAAGCAGGCACTGCCCAACGACGGCGCCAAGCTGATCGACGTGCAGCGCAACGCGACTGTGACCAGCAAGCGCGCGATTCGCATCTGCAGCCGCGAGATTCTGGACGCCCAGATGCCCAACTGGCACAACATCACAGGCTCGGACGAGATCGTGCATTACATGTACGACCCGCGCGAGCCCAAGGCGTTCTGGGTCTACCCGCCGGCCAACACCACGGCCAAGGTGGAAATCAACTACTCGGCCACGCCAACGGACATCGTAGAGCCAGCTGCAGGCAGTGATTACACCGCTGTAGTGGGCAATATCTCCGTGGCTGACATCTACGCCAACGCGCTGCTGGACTACATGCTGTACCGCGTGTACCTCAAGGATGCGGACTATGCCGGCAACGGTGCACGCGCTCAAGCCCACTATGCAACCTTTGCCACCGCCTTGGGTATTGAGATGAAGGCGACCATGGCCATCGCGCCTGTGTCTGTCTCCAATCCCAACTTCCGCCAGGGCAGCAGCGCGGCCACTGCCGCTGCGCCGACAGATGCAGTAGGCCGCTAATGCGCGATTGGGCCGACTTCTTCCCGGACGTGCTGCCAGCCGTGGAGCTGGGCACGCCTGAGCCGACCGTGGTGCACCAGCTGCGCCGCGCGGCCCAGGACTTCTGCCATCGCACGCGCGCCTGGCGCACGACGCTGGAGCCGATCACCACCGAGGACGGTCAGTCTGAATACGCCATTCCGCTGCCCGAGCAGACCACTCTGGTGCGGGTGGAGGGGGCAGAGCTGTCGGGGCAGGGGTCCATGGTTTTGTGGCGCCAGGGGCAGGGCGACGGCCAGTACCTGATGACGCCGGACGCACGCAGGGTGGTGCTGCACCGCCCTGTAGCCGCCGATCTGGCCCTGGTGCTGGATGTGACGCTCAAACCGGGCGATATGTCCATGGGCATCGACGACGCGGTGTTTGATCAATACAGCGAAGTGATTGCTCTCGGCGCTGTGGCGCGCCTGCGCGGGGACGCCGTGTTGCGCGGCGACTTCAACACACGCTGCGAAACCATCAATGTCGAGGTGTGGCGTGGTCGGGCTGCGGTGCGGCCGCGCGTGCGCCCGTATTTCTGAGGGGTGGTGATGAAGGTAACGGTTTCTGGTTTCTCTGGCGCCGTGAATGCGCCACACCCCAAGCTGCTGCCGGAGACGGTGGGCACGGTTTCGTGGAACCAGAAGCCGGGGCGCGGCGACTTTCGGCCCTGGCGCGATCCGCTGGATGTGGCGACGGTGCCCGCCGGCCGCAAGACCATTTACCGCTTTGGCCGCGATGTGGCCGAGGATGGCCGCTACTGGATGTCCTGGACGGGCATTGTGCATGCCGTGCGCGCCATGGTGGCCGATGACACGACGGAGCGCACCTACTACTCGGGCGATGGCTTCCCGAAGTGGACGGACAACACGATTGCACTGGCGGGCGGCAGCTACCCGGCGGCCTGGCGCAAGCTGGGGGTGCCCGCGCCCCTTTCCGCGCCCACGGTGGCGGCGGCAGGGGGCAGCAGCACGGACACCGAGGTGCGTTACTACGTCTACACCTATGTGACGGACAAGGGCGAGGAGAGCGCGCCCGGGCCAGTATCGGCCGCAGTGACGGTGCCGACGGACGCGACGGTCAATATCACGGCCATTCAGGCGCCACCGGCGGGTGCCTTCACCATCAACCGGGTGCGGATTTACCGCACACAGACCGGCACGACCGGGACTGCTGAATTCTTCTTCCTGCGCGAAATTGCCGCAGGCGTGGCGAGCACCACAGACGACGGGCGCACGCTGGGCGAGGTGCTGGAGACGGTGGAGTGGCTGGAGCCGCCCCAGGATCTGTCCTATCTGACGGCCATGTGGAACGGGATGATGGCGGGCATCAGCGGCAATGCCGTGCGCTATTGCGAGGCCTACAAGCCCTATGCCTGGCCCATGGCCTATGAGACTTTGCCGCCGGACGCGAAGCCGCTGGCGCTGGCTACCTTCGGGCAGCGGCTGCTGGTGCTGACCACGGCCGACCCGGTATTGGTGGCCGGCACTTCGCCGGACAGCCTGGACGAGCAGCCGCTGGAGGTGGGGCAGGCCTGCCTGGCACCGCAGGCGGTGGTGAGCTTTGGCCATGGTGTGGCCTGGCCGGCACCGGACGGACTGGCCTACTACGGAGCAGGCGGAGCCAAGCTGATCACGAACGGGCTGCTGACGCGCGATGACTGGCAGGCCATGAACCCGGCGGGCATGGTAGCAGGTCTGTATGAAGGCCTGTTTCTGGGCTTCTACACCGACGCGGGCGGCGCGCGGCGCGGCTTTCTGGTGGACCCGATCAATCCCGCGGGCATCTTCTACCTGGAAAAAGGCTACGACGCGCTGTACCTGGACCGGTTGCAGGATGCTCTCTACGTGCTGGACGGCACCAAGGTGCGCAAATGGGATGCGGGCGCGGCGCTGATGAGCGCGCGCTTTGTGTCCAAGGTGTTTGCCATGCCGGCGCCGGCGAGCTTTGCCTGGTGCAAGGTGGTGGCGGACGGCTACCCGGTGACGGTCAAGCTCAACGCCCTGGAGCTGAGTGCGCGCGAGGTGGCTGCGCATATCGCAACCTTTGGGCCGCGCTGTGTAGCGGTGAGCTCTGGCAATAGCAGCGGGGTGCAGTTCACGCTGTCGGCACCTGGGCCTGAAGCGTTTCGCCTGCCGCCCATTCCTGCGCGGGCTTGGCAGATTGATCTGTCGGGCCAGCAGGCGGTGCAGGGCGTGGCCCTGGCCCAGGCCGTGGAGGAGCTGCGCTGATGGCAACGCCCCCCCGCAAGGATCTACCCAGCACGAACGCGCCGAACTGGAACCAGCGCGTGACCGAGGAGCTGCGCGTGCTGATGGGGCGCGCTGGCAATGGCCGGGCGCTGACGGCCAAGGACCTGATTGATTCCGGGATTGCCAAGCCGGGGGCGGGTGGTGGCCTGGTGCCCGGTGTGCCGGGTGGTGGTGACACCGAGCCGGATCTGACGCCACCACCGATGCCCACGGGGTTTGCAGTGTCGGCAGGCCTGAGCACGGTGTTTGTGGAGCACGATGCGCCCGCTTATACCCAGGGGCACGGCCACGACCGGACGGTGGTCTATGGCGTGCTGCAGACGGGCAGCACCGCGCCGACGTTTGACCAGGCCGTGGTGCTGTTCCAGTTCCAGGGCACCATCGGTGCCTATCCTGCGGCGCTGGGGACGCGCTATCGACTGTGGATCAAATGGCAGTCCCAGGATGGCGTGCAGTCGGTATCGCCCGCTGGAGGCACCAATGGCCTGGATGTGCAGACGGGCAAGATCGGCAACAACGATCTGGGGCCGCTGATTGTGGAGGCCGGCAACCTGGCCAACGGCTCGGTGAGCGCAACCAAGCTTGCGGCGCAGGCCGTGGATGCGACCAAGTTCGCGGCGGGCATTGAGCCGGTATCGGTGAGCACGGCGGGCACGCTGCCCACGGTCAAGAGCACCAGCACCATTGTCTGGCAGGGCAAGCTGTACCGCTGGGATGGCAGCAAGTACACGGCATCCGTGCCAACCGTGGACCTGACGGGAACCATCATTGCCAGCCAGATCGCGGCCGGTGCGATTGATGCGACCAAGTTTGCATCGGGCATCGAGCCGGTGACGAATAGCGCGGCAGCCAGCCTGCCGACGGTGAGGTCCACCACGGTGATCACCTGGCAGGGCAAGCTGTACCGCTGGGATGGGGCCAAGTACACGGCTGAAGTATCTAGCGCAGAACTTGCGGACAACGCTGTCACGGTGAACAAGATTGCTGCCGGAGCAGTCGAGGCGGGGAAACTGGCGACTGGTGCGGTGACTGCAGACAAGATTGCGGCTGCAGCCGTCGATGCTACGAAGTTTGCTTCAGGCATCGAGCCTGTGACGAACAGCGCTGCTGCATCACTGCCTATCGTCAAGTCCACCAACGTCATTACCTGGCAGGGGAAGCTCTACCGCTGGGATGGCGCGAAATACACGCCAGAAGTGGCCGCTGTCGACCTGACAGGGCAATTGCTGTCGGCACAACTGGCTGACAACGCCGTCACGACTGCAAAGCTGGCCTCCGGCGCGGTGGACTTGACGAAGTTTGCCAGCGGCATCCAGCCTGTGACGGTTTCGGCAGCGGGCACCTTGCCCACGACCAAGACCACCGAGACTCTGGTGTGGCAGGGGAAGTTGTATCGCTGGAGCGGTACGGCTTACACCGCTGCCGTGGCTGCCACCGACCTGACCGGCCAGATCATCGCGGGCCAGATTGCCGCGGGTGCCGTAGACGCGACCAAGTTCGCTTCAGGCATCGAGCCCGTGACAAATGCGACTGGCGGCTCCCTGCCGACCACCAAGTCCACCACGGTCATCACCTGGAATGGCAAGCTCTACCGCTGGGACGGTACCAAGTACAGCGCGGAAGTGGCAGTAGGGGATATGGTCGGCCAGATCGCCGCGACCCAGATTGCCGACAACGCGATCACTACGCCCAAGCTGGCGGCTAACTCCGTCGCTGCCGGCAAGATCGCGGCCAATGCGGTGACCGCTGGCACCGTGGCTGCGAACGCGATCACGGCAGGCACCATTGCTGCAGGCGCTGTGAACACCCGTGAGCTGGCGGCGAATTCCGTCACAGCCGACAAGATGGTGGTCGGGTCTACGACGAACTTGCTGGCAGACGGAAGCCTTTATAACGACGGTAGTGGCTGGCAGGCGACTATCGGCGGCACTGCCGAGTACGCGTCTGTCACAGACGGCCCTGGTGGAGTAGCTGCGAAGGTGATGCGAATCACTTCTACGTCCACCAACTGCCGAACCTACAACACCGAATGGGCGCTGGACGGTAATAGCAACGGCATTCGACAGATCGCCCCAGGCACTGCCTTCCGTGTGAAGGTCAAGCTGCGAAAGGTCTCAGGAACCGCAGGCCTTGCTCGCCTTGAGTTGCTACGCACAGGCCCTGGTCAGGCCATCCAGTATGTACAGCCGGGCAACATGACTATCGCCAGCGCCACTGTGGGCGAGTGGGTGGAATACAGCGCTGTCATCACTCAGGCGGCCGGCTATACGGCCATGGCTGCTCGAGTGCAGCTTTCGGCATCCGGCCCTGTGGTCGAGTTCACTGAAATGTCTATCGTCCAGATGGCAGCCGGTGAGCTGATTGTCGACGGCGCTGTTACTGCCAACTCCATCGCAGCCGGTGCCATCACTGCAGGAAAACTTGCCGCCAACGCAGTGACCGCCGACAGCATCGCAGCCAACGCCGTCACCACAGCGAAGATCGCTGCTGGAGCGGTCACGGCTGCAGAAATCGCGGCTAACGCCATCGTCGCGTCTAAGCTCGCCGTCGCAGACTTCACGAACCTGGTTCCTGACAGCAACATGGAAGACCCCGCAGCCTGGGAAATCTACACGGGCTGGGTCTTCGAGCCGCTCAGCTCTGCAGGGTTTATCTCTTCCGGTGCTCTGTCTTATACAGCTGGCACAGGCACAGGTACCGCACGCACCCGCATGTTCTCTGTTGAAGAGGGCTCTCAGTACTTTGTGTCGTTCCAAGCGACCGGCCCGCGAAACTACTGCCGCGTGTACTTCTATGACGCCGCAAAGGTGTCGCTGGGATACGCCTCGCTGTCGACGACGAGTCTTGCGCCAAGCATCACCGCAACAGCTTTGCCTGGCGCAAAGTTTGCCAACGTAGTAATTGGCCCGCTTTCGACGGCCTCTGCAAAGATCGGAGGGTTCGTTGCACGCAAGCTCATGGGCGGAGAGCTGATCGTCGACGGCGCGATTACGGCCGCCAAGATTGCTGCGAAGTCGATCACGGCTGCCCAACTTGCTGTCGGCGCAGTCACTGCAAACGAGCTTGCAGCCAACGCAGTTACGGCAGGCAAGATCGCTGCCAACGCTATCACCGCTGACAACCTGCAGGCCAACTCTGTTACCACAGCCAAAATTGCTACTGGCGCAGTGTCGGCCAACGAAATCGCGGCTGGCGCCATCACGGCAGCCAAGCTGGCAATCACGTCGCAAGACACAGTCAACATCGACCCGTTCTTTGAAGACCTGTCGATGTGGAATCTGGCGGCTCTGACGAGAAAGCAGGTCGAGGGCTCGCCTGGGCCTAACGTGCTGGCATCCTCTGTCAGCACGAACTTCGTACCTCTCAACGGCGTGAAGTACGCCATTGACACTAGCAAGACTTACCTGTTCGAGACATGGTTCATGGCTTCGGCAGCAAGCCCTAACCGTGGATTTACTCAGACTCGCTTCTTTGACGTTAACGGTGCACTGATTACCGGGGCTGACGCCGCATCTGTCGGCTGGCCTGGCAACAACAACACTACCGGGGTAGGTAACTTCTATTTCCCGGCAGTCGGTACCGTAACTCCCACGGGCTGGACTCGCTACACCCTGACTGTAGGCCCTAGCGGGACTGCCAAGTTCCCACCAAAAGCGGCTTACATGACCATCGGAGCGTTCCTGAACTATGCAGGAGCTGCGCCTATCGTCGAATCGTACTGGGGCGGTGTTCGCGTGATTGAAATGTCTCGCGGAGAATTGATTGTCGACGGCGCAATTACTGCAGCCAAGATTGCGGCGAAGACGATCACTGCTGCCGAAATCGCTGCCGGCACGATCACCGCTACGGAACTCGGCGCCAACTCGGTGACGGCAAACGCCATCGCGGCTAACTCTGTGGTTGCAGGCAAGATCGCCGCCAACGCCGTAACGGCCGACTCCATTGCGGCCAACTCTGTGACGACGGCCAAGATCGCGGCCGGCGCGGTGAGCGCGACAGAGCTGGCAGCAGGCTCGGTGCTCGCTTCCAAGCTTTTGGTGGCAGACACAACGAACCCTTATGGCGACTTTGATTGCGTGGACCCCAATTACTGCACCGCGCTTTCTGGCTCATTCAGCTACTCGACTTCTGGCGCATCGTTCAATGGCAAGAACATCGTCAACATTCCGCCATCGACCGGTTTCAGCGAGATCGTCAGCAACTGGTTTTCTCTTGATGCCAGTGCAGAGTATCTGATTGCTCAGCGCATCAGTACTTCGGTCACGGACACGGTGGGCTTCGCCAGTGGCTATATCGAGCTCGGAACCTACTCTGGATCTGGGGCGGTTGTCGTATCTCGCCGCGTACTGATAGGTCAAAACACCACGACATCAGCCACACCATTCAGTCTCAGTGTGCTGACTTCTTCGTCTGAGCGTTACGGGCGAATCGTTTTCACGCGGGAGGCAGGTGGCACAGCACGTGCCTATCTGGGCGCGCCTATCATCCGTCGCAAGTCGGGCGGTAATCTGATCGTCGACGGCGCCATTACGGCATCCAAGATGGTGCTGGCTGACACTTCGAATGCCTATCCTGACTTCGACATTCAGGACGATGCTGGTTACTCCTCTGCATCGGACTTCAGCTTCACTAGCGCGAGTTCTTCATATGGAAGCCGTCGCGTAGTCTGGATTCAGGCTCCTGCTGCGGCATCCGGTGACGCCACTGTCTGGGCTTACGCGAACATGGGCTTCCAGTTGGAGGCCAACAGTCAGTACTTCGTGTCGATGCAGACCGCGCGACAGGCCGCGTCTGCAGCTACCTTGCAGATCGTGACCAGGTTAGGGGTAAAAACTACCAATACAGCTGTAACCTGGGACTCCGAAGTCGTGCAGAACAGCGACGCGGCTGCTTCGGCATCGCCCTACAAGACCTTCACTATCTCCACCGGCGCGCGCACCCGAATGACCATCGGTATGCGCTTACTGGCGGGTGCCGCCACTGGCGGCTACTTCGGCTCCATCACCGTGCGCAAGATGAACGGCGGTAGCCTGATTGTCGACGGCGCTATTACCGCCGACAAGATCGCCGCAAACGCTGTGACAGCGGACAAGATCGAGGCCAATGCGATCACTGCGGCAAAGATCGCAGTGGGAGCTGTTGGGGCCGACCAGATCGCGGCAAACGCTATCACCGTGAAGCAATTGACGGTGATGGATTACTCCAACATCGTGCTCGATCCATTCATCCAGGACACGACAAGCTGGGCGACGTTCACCGGAACACAAGTAACCGCGGCCACGTCTGGTGTGCCGGTGAATATGCCGGGGCCTGCAGGTATCTTGCTGTCGAAGGCAACGGCGCAATCTGTGCTCACCCGCAATTTCCAGACCAGCCCTGGCGAGGTCTATTACCTATCGGCATATGTCGCATCGCCTACGACGACTGGCTATGCAATCCGCCTGATGATGCAATTCATCGACCCGACAGGTGCACAGGGCGACGCAAGCGGTACCCATGTGGGCTGGGCGGCTGCAATCACGTTGACCGCGCCTGCAGCGGTCAATACCTGGCAGAAGATTGAAGGGTTTGTCACCGTGCCTGCCGGGGTGGCATTTGGGCGCGCGCGCATCGTGTCTGAAACAGGATCTGCCGTTGCCGGCAGCTGGTATGCGACCAACTTTGTATGCCGCCGCGCGACAAGCGCAAGCCTGATCGTGGACGGCGCAATCACCGCAACCAAGATCGCAGCCGGTGCCATCGCTGTTGGCTCGGCCGCTATTCAGGACGGCGCGATCGTCAACGCGATGATCGGCAACCTGGCCGCGGACAAGATCACCGCCGGCACCCTGAACGCGGCGCGGATCGCGGCTGGCACGATCACCTCTTCGCACCTTTCAGCAAACTCCGTCATTGCAGGCAAGATCGCGGCCAATGCTGTGACGGCGGGCACTATTGCTGTCAATGCTGTGACCGCCAACCAGATCGCGGCTGGATCCATCACCGTCGACAAGCTTTCGGCAGGCTCTGTGACAGCGGATAAGCTGACTGTCGGCACTGGCGGCAATCTCTGCCCCGACTCGGCATTCACGCCAGGTCTAGCGTTCTGGGGCTTCTGGTCGCCTCAGTCTCAGTTCAATAACTGCGCTCGCGGCGTCAACATGAACGCGGAGTGGTCTGCTAGAGGCAGTCCGACGTACTTCCTCGAAGACGTGACCCTACACGGCAGAGGCGGCTCCATGGACACCTACTTCAAAAGTGTCTACAGCAGCCCTGTGTCAGTCATCCCCGGGGAGCGTTACGAACTCAGCATCTACGGCGGCTGGCACCGGTGCTACGGCAGAGTGTTCGCGGAGTTCCGTGACTCTGCTGGAGTGTCGTTCGGACTGACAAAGCTTGGCGCAGACATCACTGACCAGCCTAGCGGCGGGCCCTTGCTGGAGAGTTACCGGAGAGTCGGTGGCTTCATCACAGTGCCTGCAAATGCAGCCTCTATCGTGATTCTGATTCAGCAGGGGCCAATTCTGGCTAATCAGACGAGTGCCTACATGTTCCTGACGCGGCCCTTCATCGGAAGAGCCAATCCCAATCAGACCGAACTGTCGCCTTGGACACCTAGCTCCAATACCAACATCCTGCCGGACGGCATCACTACGCCGTCTATCTCCGCACTGGCCGGCAAGTTCGGTGACATCGAAATTCGTCCCACTCCCGGGGCATCTGGCTGCATCCGCGTCTACGACTCGAATGGAACATTACGTGTTCGATTGGGGGTGTGGTGATGCAGTGCGCGAAGAACACCAATATTTGAGGACGAAGAAATGCCGCAAGGGATTCAGGTATTCAACGCTGACGGAACGCCTCGTGTGGACACAACCACTCGATTGTCGAGGGTCATAGCAATCATTTACGTGGGCGGCGGTTCCTCTGGTTCATACACCAACGCCGGGTTTCTCACGGGAACACCATTCGGCTTATTTATTCCGGCTTCAGGAGGCGCTCACTATGTATCCATATCTTTCTCGGGCTCTACGCTCTATTGGTCAAAAACCCAAAATGCATATCCAACGACTGGCAACATCGTTGCTTTTGTCTATTAGCTTAGCGGCCTGCGGCGGAGGTGCTGGCGAATCTGCAGAGCAGGAACCGCCTCACTCAGTTCCCGCTTCCTCCCAGGTCGCTTACCACAAGGACAATTACATGCCCGCAGGCTTTCAGGTCATCAATGACAGCGGTGTGATCCAGATCGACCAGGATTACTTCAACTATTCCATGGTCGCCAAGGGTACGCTGGCTGTGAACGGTGGTGGTGCGAACATCTCCGTGGGCGGGTCTGTCGCTCCGGTCCTGTGCTTCAGGCCTACGGGAGCGGCCGTGGGCATTATGGGCTTCACGTTCAACGCCGGGGGCACTTCGGTGTGGAATTTACGGGCCTCCGTTCAGCCCAATCTGACAGCCTCTGTGGACTGGTGGGTGTTCGATGCTGAAAGGCCCGTTTCCGACGTTGGCCCTGGGCTGAGCGTCTATGACGGCTCGGGGAATGTTGTCTACAACAGCAACACCCCCGAAATGCGGGTTGCAGGGGTTGCGTCCACGCCAGCTTTCGCTGGCGGTGATGGCTGGCCCCCTTCGCACAATCTCGGCTATTGGCCCGGGAAGGCGGTCTGCATTGGACAGTCGAAGTTTTACTTCGTCAATTCGGGGATGGATACCTCGCCCTATCTCGCGGTGCTGGAGGCGGTCCAATTCAGCGGAGACACGCTGATTACTGAAAACATCATTGTTGGAACCGGACCAATTCTCGGCCCTGGAAGCGTCTACCCCGTGAACGGGACGGCCAGCAATTTCTTGCTCGCGGATATTGCGGGCCTGTGAAGTCGTCGTGAGCCAAGGCGACCGACAAAACGACCGGCCTGGCGAAACCACGAAGTTCCCGACTGATGCCGTCTCCATGTACGTGGGCGACGGGTCAATTATTCAAAGTGACGGATTTATTTGATTTCAAACGGCCACTGGCCATAGGGGGTAAATATGACAGTTCTGAAGGTTGTGAATACCAACAACGGCATGGCCGGAGCCCATCGTGTGGTCAAGGCCGAAATCGCTGACGGGAAGCTGCAGCTGCAGGTGCATATGTACCTGACAGCCGAGGACGCGGCGAACAATCAGAACCTGCGCTGGCAGGAGTACCCGGTGCTGCCCCTGGCCGCGCTGGATGTGCAGGACCCCTGGGGCTCGCTCGAGCGCGGCCTGGTGGCGCAGGTGGATGGCGTGCTGGAGGGCGGCACCTTTGTGGCGGATGTGGCGGCCGATGATCTTGGCACGGCCAGGGCTGTGAAGTGGGCAGAAATCAAGGCCATCCGCGACCAGCTGGAATCCGGAGGCTTCGAGCTGGCCGGCGTGGGGCGCTTCGACAGCGATGCAGAGAGCCGCGCTCGCATCGTGGGCGCATCCATGGCTGCCAAGATCGCGCGCGATGCTGGCCAGCCCTATTCCATCAACTGGACCCTGGCGAACAACACCACGGTGGAGCTCGATGCAGACGCGGTGATCAATGTGGGCTTTGCCCTGCTGGCCCATGTGGACGGTATTCACCAGCGCAGCCGCGCCCTGTATGCGCAGATCCAGGCTGCAGAGGATGCCCAGGCCGTGGCGTCCACCAGCTGGACGGCATCCGAGCCTGCGCCTGAACCAACACCAGAGCAAGACGAACCCGTCGAAGCCTGAGCAATCCATCACCAAACAGAGGAACCACCATGACCGTAGACGCCATCAACCCCCGCCTGAATGAAGTCCTGCAGAGCAACGTCGGCAACAAGCTGACCGCCGAGCTGTCGGCCGGCATTGTGGGCACGATTCAGCAGCTGATGAACAGCATTGCCCTGGAGGCTTATGCAGCTGGCCAGGCCTCCGAACGCGAAAAGGCAGCAGCGGCCGCGCCGGCAGAGTCGGCAGAGCCAGCCGATCCCGCCAGCGTGACGGATGTGGAGGCAAAGCCCGTCTCCTGATACCCACTTGAATTTGGGGCAGGGCCGTCGTTTCATGTGCCCTGCCGGATTCGCTGGCGCTGGAGAACCAATGCGTGGATTGCTTGCTGTGGCCCTGGCCAAACGTATCGGACAACCCTTGACCGTCGAGGTGGCGCGCGAGGTGGTGGCCGAGTGTCTGCCGGATCTGTCCGTGGGCGCGGTGGCGGTGGAGCGGCGCGGCGATCTGGTTTTCCAGGCCGAGCAGCTGGGCCCGGACCCCGCCGCCGGCGAGCTGGCCGCCCAGCGCCTGCGCTTCCTCGAGGAAACCTTGCCGCCAGGCGTGCCGGCCCATGTGCAGTGGGATGAGCTGCGCCAGATTGAGCGCTCCGGACAGCTGCTGATTCTGACCGTGCGCCGTGGCGGGCTGCTGCTGGGCAGCGTGTGGCTGAACCTGTATCAGGACCTGAATACCGGGGAGCCAGTGGCCTGTGACGACATGCTTTTCATGGAGCAGGGCGCGCGCGGCGGAATGGTGGTGGTGCACCTGTGGCGCTATGCCGAGCGGGTTCTGGCGCAGCTGGGGCGCGTGCAGATGAGCTGCCATTCGCGTGAGGCCAATAATGCCGGCCGCCTGGCGCGGTTTGTGGGCGGACAGATCACCCACACGGGATTCTCGAAACGAATTGGCTGCGGCCAGGAGCGGGCGCAGCGCGCCGGAAAGGACTGAGCAATGGGTAAGAGCACCAAGGTCGACACCAGCGGGCAAAACGCGGCCGCGCTGATGCAGGCGCAGCTGTCCAAGGAACAGTTGGACTGGGCGAAGCAGATCTACGGCGAGACGGCCGATGAACGCGCAGCGGCCACGGCGGTTGCCGACCAGGTATCCCGCTCGCAGCTGGAAGCCCAGAACCTGCAGAACAAGGTGGCCCAGGCGGGCTATGAGGACTACAACAGCACCTATCGCCCGCTCGAGCAGAAGCTGGTGGCCGATGCCCAGGCCTATGACACTCCGGAGCGCCGCGCGGCCGAGGCTGCCAGCGCGAGCGCCGATGTGGAAACCAGTATCGCGGCCCAGCGCGGCGCCACGATGCGCGCCATGGAACGCTCGGGGGTGAACCCGGCCAGCGGCAAGGTGATGGCAATGGCCGGAGCCTTGGACATTGGCGCGGCCAAAGCCAAGGCCGGCGCGGCGAATGCCGCCATGAAGGCCGTGGAGCAGCAGGGCTATGCGCGGCGCATGGACGCGGCCAATCTGGGCCGGAATATCGCCAGCGCGCAGGGTACGAATGCCTCTATCGCCTCGCAGCTGGGCGCGGGTGCCGTGGGGAGCGCTGGGGCTGGGCTCAGTGCAGCCACAAGCGGGCAGGGGATTTTGAATTCGGGATTCGCAGGCGCCCAGGCAGGGCTGGCTGGGGCTGCGAATACCTACAGCCAGATCAATCAGAACCAGATTGCGGCCAGTTCGGCAAACAATGCGCTATGGAGTGGGCTGGGAAGTGCCGCGGGGATGTTGGGCGCGGCAAAGATCATGAAATCCTAG